AGGCTCTTAATCTCGATATTAAAAGAATTTGTAAGACACTTAACCCAAAACATACAATCAAAGAAAGTGAGAACATGCTCAAACTTGCCAACGAAGTTGAAAGATACAATCAGGTTGGAATGTGGGGTTATAATGTAATTGATATTATTCACTCTGTAAGGAGAGCTCAAGCAATTAATTCAAGTATTAAGTCGGCAGGTTTGAAATATATCACCCAATATATTGATGCCGAATCCGAAGACCGAGTTTATATTGACCACACCGAGATTGGCTCAATGTATGCCAAAAAGGAAGAATATTGGTTAAACATTAAAAACGGAAAATACAAGAAAGCCAATAATCCTGAATTTAATGATTTAGATACAAGATTTCCTGGTACATACGTTAAGACAACGGGTGATGATATTGTGGAGAGATATCTCGATGATGACTTGGAGGAAACCTTACTTGTTGATGAAGAATTTAATCAGGGTACGTTTCTACTTGCGTCCCTTGTACCAACAACATATGAGAGGGTATCTACTATGGGTACTGCAACACTTTGGAAGATGTTGATGCTTGCTTGGAGTTATAAACACAAACTCGCAATCCCAAAGAAACAATCAAAGACGGATTTTGTTGGTGGATTGTCACGACTATTAAAGGTTGGATATTCTACAAAAGTATTGAAGCTCGACTACTCGTCACTATATCCTTCAATCCAACTTGTACACGATGTGTTTCCTGATTGTGATATCACAGGAGCAATGAAGGGTATGTTATCTTACTTCCGTAATTCTCGTATTATGTACAAAAACTTGGCGGCCGAGTGGTATGATAAGGACAAAAAGACATCACTCAAATATGATAGAAAACAATTACCGATTAAGATTTTCATCAACTCAATGTTCGGTGCTCTATCCGCTCCACAAGTATTTGCGTGGGGCGATATGTATATGGGAGAACAAATTACTTGTACAGGAAGACAATACCTTCGTATGATGATTAAGTTTTTTATGAATAAAGGTTATACCCCACTTGTAATGGATACGGATGGTGTAAACTTTTCAAAACCTGATGGAGTAGAGGATAGAGTGTATATTGGTAAAGGTTTAAACTGGAAAGTTAAGGAAGGTAAAGAATATCGTGGAGACGATGCGGATGTTGCCGAATTTAACGACACATTTATGAGAGGTGAGATGGCATTAGATACTGACGGAACTTGGCCATCGTGTATTAATCTTGCTCGTAAGAACTATGCGGTTATGGATGCGAAGGGTAAGATTAAACTTACAGGTAATACAATTAAGTCAAAGAAACTTCCCCTTTATATTGAGGACTTTTTAGATAAGGGTGTTAAACAATTACTCGAAGGTAAGGGTCAAGAATTTATCGAGTGGTATTATGAGTATGTTCAGAAAATCTATAACAAACAAATCCCACTTATGAAGATTGCCCAAAGAGCGAAGGTTAAATTATCAATTGATGATTATAGAAAACGCTCAAAAGAAAAAACAAAAGCGGGTAATGAAATGTCAAGGATGGCCCATATGGAACTTGCAATTCGTGATAATGTGGCGGTTAATCTTGGTGATGTGATTTACTATGTTAACAACGGTATTAAGGCTTCACACGGAGATGTTCAGAAAGTTAATAAACCTAAAAAGGGTTGGTCAGAGGAAACAAAAGAACAACATCTAAAAGAATTTGGTAAACCATTAAATGACAGTATTAATTCAATCATACAATTAAACTGTTATAGGATTGAACCATCAGATTTGGAAAACAATCCTGAAATGACAGGTGATTATAATGTACCAAGAGCGATTGCAACATTTAACAAACGAATTGAACCACTACTTGTGGTATTCAAACAGGAAGTTCGCGATGGTTTGATTGTTGATAATCCTGAGGAAAGAATGTTCTTTACGAAAGACCAATCAGAACTAATTAATGGTTTACCGTTTGAAAAAGGTGACCAAGATACTTTGGAAGAAGTTTTGACAATATCAGAACCTGAAATGAGATATTGGGAAAAAAGAGGATTACACCCTGATTATATGTATGAATTGGCAGATAAAGGGTGGGAAGAAAAATTAATTCAGTTTGAGTCCGTCTGAAGATATAATGTACCAAATATTATTTAATTTCAATAGATGAACACATGACCCTTTTTCTAATAAAATTTCATCATATTCTTCATCTATTTTATTTTCGGTACATGAAACAATCACAGGAGATAATGACTTAATTGTTATTTCATTAGTTTTTTTATTATCTAAAACAACCTTATCAACGGTATTTTTTACTAATATAAATTCTTCGTCACTTGTCCAATAAACTGGTTCATCCACAATCTTTTTAATTGTGTATACTTTTTGTCCCACTTGCTTTCGTAAAAATTTATTGTCCATATTAAATAACGTATATTTGTCTCGGCATTGCTGTAAATTTCTTCTGTTTGTTAAGATTTTCAGCAATCAATGCCTCTCTTTCCATTACTTTTTCAGGTTTCAATCTTGTCAAACGACCTTCAGCTCCGATTAATTCTTCAATTAATTTTGATTTTTCATCTTTAGCCTCAGTGGCCAATGAAGCGTAGTCCATTGTTAATTCAGAATCAGGAGTTTTAATGTTACCACTAAACTTACCTCTTACTCTTGATAAAGTTTCTTTTGCATATGCGAAAAACCACCTACGAACCCATATTTGAGATGGATTATTTAGGTCAATCCAATTTATTTTTTCAAAAGGTACGTCAGATGGTAACTTAATTATATCAGGATTGTTCTTTAGACATTTATCTCTATCGGCACCCTCCACGTCATAATACCAATACCATACTTTTCCTCTCATTAGGGTGGCGTTACCGAAATCAAATTTACCTCCAGGTGTATTCATAAGATGTAACGCCTTTTTACCTTCAGGTAATGCGGTTACTCTATATGTTAAATCTCCAGCAATGATTCTTCTTTGAATGTTAATTTCTTGCATTCTTAATAACATGTCGAATGCTGGCATCATAAAGTATGACCCTGAATAACCCATCTGAGAATAACCCGCGGGTCCACCTAATCCAACACCACCTAAGGCTCCAAATGACCAAGGGTCAAATAGTAAATTATTTAACTCGGCCGGAGTAAACCATAAAAGTTCATTAAGTTCTCTATTAGCGGGAATTTCATAAATTTGTTGATTTGGTTGTAGTTGGACATAATCCTTCTTTAACACAGAATCACCACCTGTCTGTAAACCAACTATCTTAGAATAGGCATAGGTATATCTTTCTTCATAGTCTAAACTTTTTGTAATAAAAGCCTTTGACAAAGACTGAGTATCTAAATTAAGTCCATATAACGAGGACCATTGCGACTCTATTAACCAATCTTGTACATATTGTGAATAATCATCAATAGATAATTCTAACAAAGAGTCTAATTGTTCGTCCTCAAGTTCCACACTTCTAAGTGGAGCACCTAACAAGTGTCTTAATCTCTTATAGAGCTCACTTCTATATGGTTCTTCAATTACGGCCATCGATTTGTTTTTATATAAATATTTAATTAAATAGAATTATCTTAATCGTACTTTATAGGACCTTTAATACTTTCCAAAATTTGGTTTTTTGTTGTTCTAACAGACTCATTAGTTTCTTTTTTTGTCTTTAATTTATAAAGTTCATTAACAAAATCCCAATTAACAACATTCCAAAAATTTTTAATGTATTCGTCTCTTTTACTTTGGTATTTTAAATAGTAAGCATGTTCCCATAGGTCTAATCCTAATAGAGGATACCCTCCATCAATAACATTCATGAGTGGATTATCTTGATTGGCGGTAGACATAATCTTTAATTTATTATTTTTGGTTAAAACTAACCAAACCCATCCAGAACCAAATCTATCTTTAGCAGTTTCCTCAAATTCTTGTTTGAACTCATTAACACTACCAAAATGTTTTTTAATTTTTTCTATAACTTCACCTTCGGCCTTTTGTTTTTTTGGTGACAACATTTTCCAAAAAATTGCATGATTAAAAGCCCCACCGGCGTTGTTTCTAATTTTGTTATTATATCTACTTATTGATTTTACAATTTCCTCGAGTTCAACATCACCATAATCTTTTTTTGACAAAGCGTCGTTTAATTTTTTGACATATGTTTTGTAGTGATTGTTATAATGAACATTCATTGTTTTAGAATCAATGAAATTTTTTAAAGAAGAATATGAATATGGTAATTTATCGATACCAATTCGTTTCATTTCAGTTATAAGAAAGTTTTGATTATCTTTCTTTTCTTGTAAAATAATTTCTTCCTTAAGTAATTCGGCTTTAGACTCTAAGTTTTTCATTAAGATATTTTATAGATATAAATATCTCATTTTATACTTATAAACGAGAGTTTATTCTATTCATCAATTCTTCTATAAAATCAGCCTTATCCAAATTATCCCCCATAACAGTATCGATTATATTTTTCTTTTTGGATAACATGTCATAAATAACTCCTTCAATCGTGTTGTCAAAAATTGGGTAATAAACGGATACTGAATTTTTTTGTCCATAACGGTATGCTCTATCCTCAGCTTGTTGGTGATGAGCGGGAACGAAAGATAGGTCGTTGAATATAACCGCCTCGGCAGCGGTCAAGGTTAAACCAACTCCGGCCGCCAACAAATTACCCACGAATACTTTAATCTTATCGTTCTCTTGAAATTGGTCAACGGCATGTTGTCTCATTGGTTTACTTGTTGACCCATCTAAACGAACCGCCTGCTTACCAAAATGGTCAGCAATTTTATTTAATGTGTCAGTAAAGTTGGTAAAGACTATAACTTTTTTATCTTGGTCAATAATATTTTGAATTAATTCTATGGTATCTGAGACTTTTTCATCTGCGATTGTTTGTCTTACTTTCATTAACTTGTTAAATTGAACAGTTAATGATGATGATTCGTCTTTTCTATTTTCATACCAATTGTAATAATCGCCCATCAACTCCTCATAAACTTTTGACTTTAATCTAAGATATACAGGAGAAATAATTTTATCTGGTAAATCTAAAACTTCCGTTTTTAATCTCCTTAGAACCTGTCGAGAAGTCCTATCTCTTAATTCCTCCAAATTTGAAGCCCCTGTAACATTCCAAACTTTTCTATTTCCGGCCTTAAATTGGTATCCTTGACAATATCTTATGGCGTAGGCCATCCAATTTTGAGCAACAGGACTATCAATTAAACTTAATAGGTTAAAATAATTCATCGGACGAGATGTCATTGGAGTTCCCGTTAACAACCACAGTCTTTTTACATTTTTGGCAAAACTATTAATCAATTTGGTTCTTTGAGCTTGAACATTTTGAACATAGTGAGCCTCATCTATTATAATTAAATCAAAATTTCCTTGGGTTATTGGTGAATTTTGTTTGTCCTTTAAATCATAAAAATTCTTTATAATATCATAGTTAACAATCACAAAATCATGTTCTAATGAGAAGTTTTTTCCCTCCGCAATATAAACACTCCTATCAGTGTAGTTTTGAATCTCTCTCATCCAATTAATTTTGAGAGATGCGGGACATATTATTAATACTTTTTGAATACCCGTCTCTAACGCGGCAATAATTGTTGCGGTAGTTTTACCCAATCCCATGTCGTCAGCCAAAATAAACCTTGTACTACCAACCAATTTTTCAATAGCAATTTTCTGATGTTCTAAAGCGGGTCTATGTTTATACTTTTCATAGTCAACTGTAACATCTTTAATAACGTGCGTTTTAATTATGGCACCTTTGGGTAACCAAAAATCGTAAAGAGTTTCCCCCGAAAAAACTTTACCCCATACATGATATGATTTTTCTTTTTCAACTAATAGTTTCTCAATCCACAATTCAGTAGGTATTTCAGAATAAAGTTTTTCATCGGCAATTTTCTTAGCAAAATATGGGTCCAAATCAACCCATTTTTTAGCCACTTTCGGAACAACGTCATGATAAGTTGTAATATATTCAGATTGGGCTCTTGTAGGGTAAAACTTTTTGTTTGACTCTTTTTGATTTTTTAATCTTAAAATATAATTGTTAGCACCCGAATATGACTCTAAAATATTCAGAGCTCTATTTTCAATCATATTTTCTATTTGTCCTGTTTCCAAAACAATCTTTAATGTTATAAAAATAGTAAAAATTAGATATTTATCAATATGGGACAACCAAGAGTACCAATTTCAAGAATAGGTAAATTTTTCGGAGCGGAAGATTATGACCTTGACATATCAATGGGTGAGGAATGGTTACATGGTGACATGAATTTCACATTGGTTTTGTATAGTGTTGATAGATATAAAACTAAAACTGATGATGTATATGGGGAGACTCTAACAGATGGTATAAAGTTCCACCCACCTGTGGAATTCAAAGCCTTTGTACAAGTTATGGCACCTGAAAACAAAAATTTGGGTACTTCTAAAATAGAACAAACAGAACCTGGTAACATACGGATTTCTGTTTATCAAAAACATTTAGAGGAACTTGGAATTGATATAAACTTTGGTGATTACATTGGATATTATGAAACTGAATCACGAGTTAGGTACTATTCAGTAGTAAATGATGGTCGTGTAATTTCAGATAACAAACACACTTATGCGGGGTATTTACCTTTTTATAGAACAATAATGGCATCTTATGTAACAGATAATGAATTTAGAGGATTATGAAAATAAAAATAACAGAAGAACAATTACAAAAATTAACCGAAATGGTTGACTCAGAAAAAGTTATTTGTGACGAATGTGGATGGTCATGGAAATTATCTGATGGTGGTGATGACCCATTTATTTGTCATAAGTGTGGTAAAAATAATTAAGAATAATGGCTTTACCTAAAAAAATAAAAAAACATATTCCATTAACTCATCCTAAAACTTTATTAAGTAGGAGGTATGAACTTGCTGAAAAAATACAACAAGATGGGACATTTTTACCAAAATCACTGTTACATGCAGATTTAGACAAAGGATTTTTAGATTTTGTTAAAGATGAATTAAAAACAATTGTTGATGGTAAAGTAGTCCCAATGGTTGACATTCTAATAACCACTCAAAATTGGGCTCAGTTTACCGAAACTTGGAATTTTCAAAACTTAGATAAAAATGCGGAACCTCCATTTATAACTGTCGTAAGAGTTCCCGAGGTAAAATTCGGAACAAACCCTGCGACAATGTATAATATTCCAAATAGGAAACAATATTTTTATGCTCAAGTTCCTACTTGGGATGGAAATAGACAAGGATTTGATGTTTACAAAATACCACAACCTGTTCCTGTTGATATAACTTATTCTGTAAAAATTATTTGTAATAGAATGAGAGAATTGAACTCATTTAATAAAAACATAATAGAAAAATTTGCCTCCCGACAGGCTTATCAGGTTATTAAGGGTCATTATATTCCAATTGTGATGGGTGATATATCTGATGAATCGGTTATGGAACTTGAGAAAAGAAAGTTTTATATACAAAGTTACTCATTTACATTATTAGGTTTTTTGATTGACGAGAACGAATTTGAAGTTTCTCCGGCAATTTCAAGAGTTTTACAATTAACAGAAACAGAAAGAAAGGATGTTAGAAGACAAAAGAAAAGAAATTCAAATTCTTCTAGTACCACTATGAACATAGATTTTCCTGTGGATGTTGACATTTATACCAAAAAATTTGATTATTCAGTTAATGTCAATATTAGTAATCCTGTAAATATATCGTCATATTCGGTTTATATTAATGACAATTATTTTGGTGATGACGTTTTACAAATACAGATTAATAATGAGGATGTTTTAAAAATATCGGTAGTTAAATCAGATTACTATAGTCAAACATCTATGGTATTCAACAATCTTTTGGTTTAATCCTCACCGTAAATATCTTTTTTTTCTTTACAGGTTTCAATTATAAGTTTCTCTAAGAACCTATAAATCTTAACTCCTTTCTTATCACAATAATCTTTTAATAGTTTGTGAACATCTTTTGAAATCTTTAAATTCTTTATTTCTCGACCGTTCTGCAACATAAGATAAAAAAGGCAGAAAATAGTCTGCCCAATTTATAAATACTTATCATAAAGTCAAGAATTTTGGTTTTTTCTCAAATATTTATCTATAAAAATAAATTAACTAACAAAAAAATTAATAATGGCTTCTAACAGTAAAGTATTCGTATCTCCCGGGGTTTATACCTCTGAGGTCGATTTGAGTTTTGTATCACAAAGTGTTGGTGTTACAACTCTAGGTATTGTTGGTGAAACTTTAAAGGGTCCGGCTTTTGAGCCAATCTTTATTACCAACTTTGATGAATTCACCACTTATTTTGGTGGAACTACACCAGAAAAGTTTATAAACACACAAATCCCAAAATATGAGGCGGCTTATATAGCTAAGGCTTATTTACAACAATCTAATCAATTGTTTGTTACAAGAATTTTAGGTCTATCAGGATATGATGCAGGACCATCTTGGTCTATAAGAGTGAAGGCAAACGTTGACACAACTACTATTGGATTTAATTGTATTAGTTTTGCCGGCCCTGACATATCAACAGGATGTGCTGTAGAATGTACTCAATACGAAGAAATACCCTTTCAGATAGATTTTTCAGGATGTAATACAGGTATTGATTCTATTGTTTATTTAGATGAAACTCAAATACCGGGTATAATTCTAAATAAATTGAACTTACCTTATGAACAATTTGATGGAGGAGTTTCTTCATTAAACGAAAATATTAAAACCCAAATAAACAACTCAATTGGTGACAATTCATTACAGTCAACACAGATAAATTACTTTGGGGTGGTGCCAACTAATATTTATGACCAATTTATTAGTTACGGATATACTGCAGATACTAATGTTTTTGAAATTGATAATATTAGTTACAATGATGCTAATTTATCAGACCCAAATAATGACCCTTGGTATTATGCAATGTTTGATAATGTGGGTAGCGGAGACTATACTGGTTCTTCTTTTTACACTTATTTAACTATAACTCCTACCACCACATCTACTAATTGTGCCACTTTCTACAATTATAGTGTTTTGGGTGTGGAAGGTAGTATTAATTATAATACAAATACTATTGATGTTATTTTACCGTATGATTCATTCTCAGGAACCGATTTAACTTCGATTGTTAGTGACTTTAGCGCTTGTTGTAGTGGAGTTACAGTAAATACCGTGCTTCAAGAAAGTGGGGTAACGACAAATGATTTTAGTTTTGGTAGTTTAACATATGAATTAGTTTCTAATGATTCATCAGTTACCACTTATTGGACAGTATCTGTAACTATACAAAATCCTTGTAATCCTATAGTATCAGGTAATACAGGTTCAAATAGTGTAGGAGAAATTTTAGAATGTTACAGTGGTAGTGTTTATGGGACAATCTATGTATATTCAGGAACTGCATATACTAACTATGACGATTTAATTATTGCAACACTCCGTTCAAGAGGTTTGGCAACATACTCATCTGATAACGGAGCGGTATATGAAGTACCTGATTTGTCCGGTGTTACTTTGAATTGTACGGGTTCTTACTCTGGAGTTACTAAAAACCCATACCTAACATTTGGAGTTAATGTAACAAGTAAAGATGGTGATGTGTATTTCTTTGAAACTTCACTTACTAATTCAGATACCGAATATATAACTAAAGTTTTTGGAACAACTAACTTCTCAAAACCTAGAACAGTTGTACCACTTTTTGTTGAGGAAAAATATCAACTACTTTTGAACTATGGTTATAGAAAAGGATATATAAGAGGTCTTGATTGTGAATTGATAGCGTTACCGGATGCGAGACAAGGATTTGACCCTACCTCAATTGGGTGGTATTTAGAACAATATCAATCTCCAACATCTCCTTGGGTTGTTTCTGAATTAAGAGGTAATAAAGTTTATAACTTATTTAAGTTTACAACTATTGCTGACGGTAACGATGCAAATACCGAAGTTAAAATTTCTATAGCAAATATTTCATTTGGTAATGGAACATTTGATGTTTTAGTTAGAGATTTTTATGATTCAGACGCCAACCCTGTTGTGATTGAGAAATTCACTAACTGTACTATGAATCCAAATGAAAACAGTTTCATAGCTAAAAAAATTGGTACTAAAGACGGTGAATATCAATTAAACTCAAAATATGTTATGATTGAGATAAACGAGGACGCTCCAGTTGATGCGTTACCTTGTGGATTCTTAGGATACAATATGAGAGAGTATGCGGGCGCTAGACCTCCGTTCCCAATTTATAAAACAAAATATGACTTCCCTGGAGAAGTAGTTTATGACCCACCATTTGGTTTGGCCACAGGTGGTAATGATGCGATTACATCTCCTGGTGACAATGTTCGTAGAACTTATTTAGGTGTATCAGATACTATAGGTATCGATGTTGATTTTTACCAATATAAAGGTAAACAAACACCATTAAATATTTGTACTGATACTACAGGTGATGATTGGGCGTATAGAACAAGAGGTTTCCACATGGATATAAACGCAAGTGCGATAACTATTGGTAATGGGTTTACAACCTCAGGTGACCCAGCATTCTATGTTGGGTCTGCATCATTCACTAGTGACCCTGATAATGAAACAAATCCATACTACAGAATATACGCTCGTAAATTCTCATTGTTGTGTCAGGGTGGTTTTGATGGATGGGATATATACAGAGAATACAGAACTAATTCTGACAGATTTGTGTTAGGAAAAAGTGGATATTTAAGAGGAGCTTGTGCTGACACAAGATATCCAAACGCAACAGGATGGGGGGCTTTCAAACAAATATCTGTAGGTGATAACACTATGGACTATGGTAATAGTGACTATTACGCTTATTTGTTAGGACAAAGAACATTTTCAAATCCTGAAGCGGTAAACATAAATGTGTTTGTTACACCTGGTATCGACTATGTTAATAATTCAAACTTAGTTGAGGCTGCGGTAGAGATGGTTGAGTTCGATAGAGCCGATTCATTGTATATAACAACTACTCCTGACTATAACATGTTCTCATCAACTGCCGGTGAACCAACTGAATTAATTTACCCACAAGAGGCGGTTGATAACTTGGAGACGGCAGGATTAGATTCTAACTACACTTGTACTTATTACCCATGGGTATTAACAAGAGATACTGTTAACAACACTCAAATTTACATTCCTGCGACTGCTGAAGTTACTAAAAACTTAGCATTAACGGATAACATTGCGTTCCCTTGGTTCGCGGCAGCTGGTTACACTCGTGGTATAGTAAACGCGATTAAGGCTCGTAAGAAGCTAACTCAAGAAGACAGAGACACTCTTTATCAAGGTAGAATTAACCCAATTGCAACCTTCTCTGATGTGGGAACTGTAATTTGGGGTAATAAAACTCTACAAATTAGACAGTCGGCTCTTGACAGAATTAATGTTAGAAGATTGTTATTACAAGCTCGTAAGTTGATTTCAGCAGTTTCTGTTAGATTGTTGTTTGAGCAAAATGACCAAAAAGTTAGACAAGACTTCTTGGATGCGGTTAATCCAATCTTAGACGCAATCAGAAGAGACAGAGGTTTATACGATTTCCGTGTAACAGTTTCTTCAGATACTGCTGACTTAGATAGAAACCAAATGACAGGTAAGATTTATATCAAACCAACAAGGTCTCTTGAATTCATTGATATTACATTCTACATAACTCCAACAGGAGCGTCGTTTGAAAATATCTAACCAATTATATAAGACAGGTCGGCAAAAGTCGGCCTGTCTTTATATTTATTTAATATTATGAGATTAAAATCAGTTAACGAAGGAATCACAGAAACCGGAACTCCGGACATGAAGTATTATGCATTTGATTGGGATGATAATATTTTGATAATGCCAACTAAAATAATTCTTAAAGATGACAAGGATGAAGAAGTTGGGATGTCTACCGAAGATTTTGCCGAATATAGAATGAAAATTGGTAAGGAACCCTTCGAATATGATGGACATAACATTGTTGGTTTTGCCGAAAACCCATTTAGGTACTTCAGTGTGGAAGGTGATAAACAGTTTATAATTGATTCTTTATTAGGAAAACCAGGACCCGCTTGGTCTGATTTTGTGGAGGCGATTAATAATGGTTCTATTTTTTCAATCGTGACTGCTAGAGGACATACTCCTGAAGTTATGAAAGAGTCTGTATATAATATGATAATTTCAAATCATATGGGGATAGACTCTAACGAACTTTTAAAAAACCTAGAAAAATTCAGAGACATAGAAGGCATTGGTAAATCATCAAAAAAAGAAATGATAAGAGAATACTTAGATATGTGTCGTTTTTACCCTGTGACTTATGGTAAAGGAAGTGCAGTTAGTCCCGAAGAAGGAAAAATTAAAGCTTTAAATGAGTTTGTGGGATATGTTAAGAGAATTTCTAAACACATCGAGAAAAAGGCGTATTTAAAGAACAGAATTTCAAATAATTTTGTACCCACAATTGGATTTTCTGACGACGACCTAAGAAATTTAGAAAAAGTTAAAAGTCATTTTGAAAATGAACCAGATAATATAGTTAAAACAATTTCAACTGCAGGAGGAGTAAAAAAACCTTATTAATTATTTACTAGTGATTAATAACTAGAAGTTATTTGAAAAAATCCTAAAGTAAATAGAAAAAAATTATTAGTAGATATTTATAAATAAAAAGAATAAAAAATTTAAAACAAAAATACAATGGCTGATTTATTAATGAAAATGCCCATACCTTATGAACCCAAAAGGAATAACCGATTTATTTTACGTTTTCCTTCTACATTAGGTATAAACGAGTGGTTCGTTGAATCTGCCGCTCGACCACACATTACGATTGGTACTCAGGAAATTCAATTCCTAAATACATCAACTTACGTTGCCGGTCGTTTTACGTGGGGAGAAATAACTGTAACATTCAGAGACCCAATTGGACCTTCAGCTTCACAGGCACTTATGGAATGGGTTCGTTTATGTGCGGAATCTGTTACAGGTCGTATGGGTTATGCTGCGGGTTACAAAAAGAATGTGGACCTTGAAATGTTGGACCCTACAGGCGTTGTCGTAGAAAAATGGATTTTGGAGGGTACATTTTTAAATGATGTTAATTTCAATTCTTTAAGTTATTCTGATGATAAGTTAGCAACAGTTACGGCTAAAATGAGAATGGACCGTTGTATCTTAGTTTACTAATTTAATACTTTACAATCTTATATAAATCCCATATTATTAATATGGGATTTTTTTTTATTATGGAAAACAATACAGGATTTACATGTAATACTTGTGGTAAAGTCTTCGAAACCGAGGAAGAGTTTTTGAATAGACATAATAAGAATAAGAAAAAACCCGAAGAAAATCAACAAAAAGACAATTTAAAGGAATAGTATTATGGATGAATCATTAATAAAGGCTGCGACTGAAAATTTTAATTTACCACATGACGTGGTGGTTCTACCAACTGGTGGAGTGTTTTACAAATCAAAAAAGAAAAGTATTAAAGTTGGTTATTTAACGGCTAACGATGAGAACTATCTAATGTCAGGATTGGGTACTAGGGATAATATAGTTATGACATTGTTAAGGAACAAAATTTACGAGCACGACTTAAGACCTGAGGAACTCTTAGAAGAAGATATTCAGGCAATACTTTTATTCTTGAGAAATACCTCGTTTGGTCCTGAGTATATAGTCAAATTAGAAGACCCAAAAAGTAAAAAAGAGTTTGAGGAAACACTAATATTGGACGAAATTAACATCAAAAAGGGGAAAATTTTACCAAGTGAAGATGGTACTTTTACCACGAAATTACCGGTTAGCGGCAGTTCTGTAAAACTAAGACCCTTATCTTTTGGTGAATTGTTTGAAATAGATAAATTATTAGAAAATTACCCCAAAGGAAGGGTTGCACCTAGAGTGACTATGAGATTACAAAGACAAATTATGGAAGTTGACGGTAACTCAGATACAAGTCAAATTTCTCTTTTTATAGATAAATTACCAATAGGTGACTCCAAATACATTAAAAACTTTATAAAAGAAAATATTCCGTCGTTAGATTTAAATAAAACAGTAATTACCCCATCAGGAGATAAGATAGATGTTGACATCGTCTTTGGGGTAGAATTTTTTCGGCCTTTCTTCTAAACATAAAATTTCTTTAGCGAACGAATACATTATATTATCTAAGAATCTTAGTACATCTTACTTTGATTTTACATCAATGCCGACTTATTTCAGAAAATATCTGATAGATAAGGTTATTGAGATGAATACTCCTAAAACCTAAAACAAAGTATTTATTTTAAAAGGATAATAATGATGTATCAACCAACACCAAAAAACTCAAATCAGGAGGCGGCGAGTGATTTTTATGATTTCGTGAGTAAATTAGGTAGTAAAAGTATGGAAGCCTTTTTTGGCAACTTTTACCCAGGATTAAGAAATCTTGTTAACACAGTTCAAGAAATTGACGCTGACGCCACCAAAGTGGCTAAAACTTTTGGACAAGGTAAAGAAAATATTGCGGGAATTAAAATTGCGTTGGTTGATGCCGCAACTTCAGTTGAGGCTTTGGGTGGTAAATTTGGTGATGTTGCAAAAATACAAACTGACTTAACTAATAGTTTAGGTAGGTCAGTTATGTTAACATCAGAATCATACGACGACATTTTTGCAACAACACAAGTAACTGGACAAGAAGCTGGAAAACTGTTTACTAGTTTTAAAAATATTGGGACATCCGCTTATGGTGTTGCCGATGGGATGCAAAAAATTGTTGATACCGCAAGACAACAGGGGTTAAGTGTTGCGGCGGTAAGCGAGCAGGCGGTAAATAATATGGAAGCTATGAACAAGTATACCTTCCAAGGAGGAGTTGATGGATTGGCTAAAATGGCGGCACAGGCAACTAGTTTGAGAATTGATATGGGTACCACTCTTAGATTTTCAGAGGATTTATATAAACCTGAAAAGGCGATTGAAATGTCTGCAGCTCTACAAAGGTTAGGAGTAACTCAGTCTGAATTATTAGACCCACTAAGATTAATGGATTTATCTATTAATGACCCGACCGAACTCCAAAATCAGTTAGTACAAATGACCCAACAATTTGTAACTATGAATGAGGCCGGACAATTTGAGATTGCACCTGAGGGAAAACTTAGAATGAGAGAATTAGAACAAGCCACTGGAATTGCGTATGGAGAGTTAACAAAAATGGCTTTAGGTTCCGCAGAATTAGAAAATAAGTTGTCTAAAATAAGATTTCCTGAGTTTATGACCGAAGAGCAACAAAAAATGGTTGCAAATTTGTCCGAAATGAAGGATGGTCAATATGTAATATCAATTGATGGCACAGAACAAAACTTACAAGAGTTACTTGCTAGAACAGATAGTCCGGAAGAAATTAACAAAATATTAGAGGCTGCCAAACCTAAAACAATGGAAGATTTAGCTAAGGAACAATTGGACTTACAAAAGAGTATGGAAGCGAGTTTATTTAAAATGGCCGGAAGAACCTCAAGAGCGTTGGCGACATCTAAAATAGGAGAGGAAGTTACTGAGGCGATAAAAGAAGGTTATACAAATATGACAGATGTTGTAACCGATAGAGATGTTATGTCGGCAAAAAGTATTCGTGAGTTGTTTAACATTGCGGACCCTAAAGATATGGCGAATTTAATGAAAGATGTTTTGTCAGGTAAAGATGTTGATGTTGGAGGAAAATTCATGGAAATGGGTGAAGAAGCCGGAGGTTTATTAGGTGAACAAATGAAAAGTTTAACTCAAAATTTGGCCGAACAAGGGAAAAAATTAGAAGAGTCTGATAATATATTTGCCGGTGTTGTAAATACGTTAGTTGATGAACTTTCTGGATACATAAAAGAAGTTAGTGGAGTTGACATAAAAGCAAAAATTGCGGAATATCAAGGCAGTGAAACCCAGTCAACAAAAACTACCCCACAAACCAATACACAAAATATAAATTCTACATCAACTGTGGATGTTAATATAAAAGTTGAAGCTCCTCCTGGTATATCAACACAAGAATTAACAAACGCATTAAACACAACTGAAATACAACAAAAAATAGTAGAAATAGCGGTTAAAGGTATACCTGATTATAAGTCAAAACCTAACTAGTAAAAAAAAACCTTTTATTGTATTTATATATAAAATGTTATAATGTCAGAGAGCACTTTATCATTTGCATCTAGTGAATCTTTTCGTAAATCACTTATTGTAAGAAATTTACAACCGTATTCGGTTACTGGTGTTTATACTCCACCATCTGGTGACATATCTTATGAGTACAATCAATCAGATTTTTCGGTAATTGATTCTCCTGACAAACTAATTGCGAAAAACCCATTTGTCAACAAACTTTATCCTCTTAATGAATTCGGACCATCGGGTGGATTTGATTTTAATATTAATTATAACGGGTCATTAGTACCTGTAAAACCTTCAGGAGAACCTTATTATCCATTAATTAATAGTCCTCTAATTGGCTTAGGTGATTATTGGTTGAATGAGTTAGTTACAGGTCCTGCTAACCAAAATAGTTTTATACCCGACGGAGGATTTAAATTTTTATACGAGGTTGACGACTTACCTAATTTAAACAAATATTTTTCACCTTATTGGGACCCACCAACATTTGTTCCATCATTTTATAGTCCATATGAAATATTAACATCAACAAATCCAGTTGGTTCAGACGGACCATTATCACAAGATTCATTTATTGCTCGTTTAGGTGCTCAAACATTAAAGGAACTTTTTATTGAAAGAATTAATTTTGAGATTTATCAAAACACCGTAGGTGCTGTCAATTTGGCAAGTCTACAAGACCCATTCGAGGCTAGTTTATTAATAACAGGTCAACAACCTTTAGTATATAGAAATTGGAGAATTACCGTACCTGAAAATCCTATACTAGCCGCGGTTGATTTTGCAACAAGATTAGCGGGTGCGTATTGGCCCGTATCACCAATACCGGGTGATTATTTTGATGAAAACACCAATGGTAATTTACAAACTAGTCAAACATCAACGGCTCTAAACGTAGTTAACAATTTAACAGGTGGATTTTTAGGACCGATTTTAAATATAACTAGAAATCCGTCTGAAATATTTTTAGCAAATACAGGAAATGGACAAAGGTCGGCTCTATTCAATAACATAGATTATAATAGATATAGACCCGCATATGATAGAGGGTTATTAGGTACCTTGGCTCAAGGATTAACAAATCTTTTGGCCTCGGCAATTAATCCTAATAATGGAACTTTAATAGGCGGTTATTATGTTGGAAGTAATACTTCAGAACCTTCACAAATAAATTCACCACCCAATCAGTTACCAATAAATCCATATGGACAACAGGTTCAAACACCTGTTTATGGTCCTTCTGAATTAGCTATTTTATACGAAGGAAATCAAGAAGTTCTTAATTTTGGATTGGCGGGAAAATCTTTATCGGATGGAGGAGGAATTGACGGTCAATTTGTTTGGACATCACCAAAATATAAAGGAAATGCGGGATACAAACCAACACCAGGTGGCGGAGCGGGAAGTTTGGACGAACAATTCAATTTAGTTAGTTCTAATTATACTCGTGGTTCGTCAACAAATATTGATTTTAAAGATAACTCAATATTAGACCAAACTCAAAGGTTAATTGAATCTGCTGATTTAGTAGAAGGTATTGCGAGATTAAAACATGTGGGTAATGCAATCAACCAAGTTTCTAAAGTATTCAATGATGGGTATAAAGAAATGACTAAAGGTTCTAAAGTTTTATCTTATGTTGATAATACCACAGGGACTCAGGCAGGAATTGAATATTGTAGGGTTTTTGCTAAAGATACTCCTTACTATACCTACTCTGATTTACAAAAGACTGAGGGTATTACTAATTCAGGAAGAAGATTTTCATATTCCGTATTAGATAACACCTTCAATTTGAATATTTCTCCAACTAAAAATCCTGGCTCAACAAATATTATTGCTGACGGAAATAACGGAACAGGTGGATATGCTAAAAAATATATGTTCTCTATTGAAAATTTAGCGTGGAGAACATCCAGTAGACCTGGATATACTTATGACGAACTTCCAACATGTGAAAAAGGTCCAAATGGGGGTAGGGTAATGTGGTTTCCTCCATATGATTTAAAATTTAGTGATACAAGTAAACCAAGTTTTAATCCGACTTCTTTTTTAGGTAGACCTGAGCCGATTTATACATATAAAGACACTAGTCGTACTGGAAGTTTAAGTTGGACTATTATAGTTGACAGTCCTTCGATAATGAATTTAATTATTGAAAAACAATTGAAAGGTGCGGCAAGAGAAAGAGTTGATTCAATAATTGACTCCTTTTTTGCGGGGTGTGTAAAGTACGATATATATGAGTTAGCCCAAAAATTTAATACTATACCGGCCAAGGATTTATATACCTACCAAGAAATTTTGAATAATCCACAATTAACCGAAGAAGAGGTAAACTATGTTGTTGAATCAATACCAAAAGACCCTGAAGTTTGTACATCTGATTTATATGGTGATGTACCTGAAACAAAAATAGTGTCTAATAAACCTGAATTAGAAGCATTTGCTGGTACTTATACTAATTTGTCATTTTATTTTGATAATAATGTACCTGGACCTAATAATGGTACAACATCAAATGAGGATTAT